TATCAGCATCCGAAGGGGTGTTAAATCCGTTTGATGGCTGGGCAACTGCGTTTGGAATTTCCAAATCGTTTACGAATACAGCGTTAGTGTTTATTGAAGGCATAGGTTGTGGTTGTTATTTTTCTGTTTTTTCAGATGTTACCTTAAGAACCTTGTGTTTTTCAAGCGCAAGGGCTGTGCTTTCCGGCATTTTTTTCTCAGTGCCTTTTTTATTAGAGGCGTGGTCTACAAGGTATTTTACTGTTACTAACATAATTATACTTCTGCTACCTCCGTAATAGCGGTTTTAATAGTTTCGATATCGTCGTAAATGAACGCCTGTTTGTTTTGGAAACGCACAAAGGCGTGGAAACGGCTCTCGCCAAGTATCACGAATTGGTTTTTAATGAAGTCATCATTAACCCACCCGATTTTAACCGTGTACGGCATGTAGTTATCAACCTCATATTTTTCAAGATCAGCAACGAATATTTTACCTACCGGGATAGTCTCCTCTGGTATTATCGTTACACTACCGATGGTTACCTGGTTGTAGATACTTGCCATAGGGTAAAGAGGCAGGCCGCGCTCATCTTTTGCAGCTACCAAATAGCTGAAGAAATCCTGCGGGTTAATCATTACCACGTTAGCCATATACGGCACCTCGTCAGCGAAATTGTGTGTAGTCGCTATATCCACAATAGCAGCATTTACTACATCCATAAAGTTTGTAAACCTCACTTTGTTAGCAAGCGCACCGGCAGTAAATAAACGGCCTACAGCAGTAGCTCCGGTAGGCTGTCCGCCTGAGCCTGTTCCGTATAAGATAAGCTTAGCTTTCTTAAGGTCGTGGCGTTTTTTCAGGTAGTTTTCAGCTACATCCTGCAAGCCCCTAACATCTTGTACCGCTTCCTCAGTAAGCTTAATCCACGCGGCAACTTTGTAAGGAGACACGTATTTTGTATCCCAATCAAAGTCTATTTGTGGTTTAGTACCACCCTCTGCAACGATATCGGCATCCCCTTCGCCTGGCACAGCCTCAGTGTATGGGTAAGCTGACAAATCAGTTTGAAAATTCCCCACAAGGTTAAACACAGGAATTTCACGAAGCCTAACCGGCGTTAGCGGTGCTTGCTGTGTGCCTGTAATCGCAGGAGGCGATGTGTTTGTACCGTTGCCGGTCGTTACCGTGCCAACTGCTTTGTTTACCGTAAACTCGATAAAACCGCCATCGCTACGAAGCGATTTGATTTTATCGTGGTTATCAGTAATGAATTTTTTAATCTGCTCATGCTCTGAAGGCATTTCATTGTTCAGGCCTTTTGTTTCCAGCTCAGTTAAACGCTCTGCAATTTCCGAGGCGTTTTTACTGGCTGTTTCTGCCGCTGTCTTAGCGGTAGATAATTCAGTTTTTAGCCCTGCGGTTTCCTTTTCAATACCGTCTTTTATGGCCTTAGCCTGTGCGTCTTCGTCGTGAGCCTGTTTAGCTAGCAAGTAAGCTTCTTGCTCTGCCTCGGTCATTGCTTTTTGCTCTGCTATTGTTTTTTTTACAAACATTTAAAGTAGATTTAAATTTACGAATTTTTTTTGTTTCTCGGTTTGAGTGCCAGCAGGCGGCTCGGTTTCTGAAGTGGATTTACCGGCTTCAGTATAATTTATTGGCGTGGCATCGTTTGAACCAAATAACACCATACTACCTTCTTTACTTATCTTAGCTTCTTCAACACCGAAAAAATAACCGTCTTGCATAACTTCGTCTTTATTGGCTATGCTGTTTATTTTCTCATCAAAATACGCCTTATGCGTGGTATATTCTTTCTCGGTGCTATTTATGGCCATGCGTATTTTTACATACTGCATACGTACGCTGTTTTGTACCGGGCGTTTTTTAGAAATTATATCTTTAGCGTTTTGGTTTTCGATGGAATCGGTTTTTATCTCGTAAATAAGAGCCTCGGTGTCGCCTTCAAAGTCTTTGCCAACGAATGACCAAGGTACGGTTTTTATTAATATTTTGACATCGGATGGCCACGCAATAACATCGGATACCTTAAGGCTGTGGTCTAATACGTAAAAAATGCTTCCATCCTGCTCTTTAGCGGATTTATTCCATATACCAGGAAAATGCACGTCTTTATGGCTATCCCGATAACCTGTGGTATTTATAACAGGGTAAATATGCCCTTCTTTCAACCCTAACAGTGATTTTGTTTCATCTGTAACCTTAAACAAATTAAACGTGCTTAACTGGCCTTTATCGCATGACTTACTTATAGAGGCTTTCTTAAGGTCTATAATATTTTTCTCATTTGCGAGCAAAGCCTTAAATAAATCTTCCTGCGTGGAAAATTCTTTATTTAATTCAGCACATTTTATCATTACTTAAGTATTTCTCGGTTATTTTTCAAAGCATTAATCTTGCTTTGTATCTCTTGCTTCATTTCGGGGCTGGCTTTCTGTTTATCCTGCTCCAGTCGTTTTATGGTGTTTTCGGTTTTTACATTGCTCATAATCCTAAACTTATTTTAGTTTTATTATATTGTGCCTTAGCGTCCTCTAAACTGATTATCTGCGTTTCTATAGCAGCACTCAATGAAGTAACCAAAGTATTCAACGTTGCCACCTTAGACGTTACTAAACCCTGCATAACTGGCAAGTGGTCAAATGATGCTGCTAATTTATAACCTTTTTCTTTAGTTTTCCAAGAATTAGTAAAAGAATTCATAGAATTGTCCGTAGAGGCTTGTATACTGTTCTGAATAACGTTTATTATCCCCTGGTTTTGATTGTCGTGAGTAGATGCCCCGGCGCTTGAATAATTGAGTACATCCCTATTCATGTCGAAGGCTAACAAGATAGTAAGCACGTCCTGCTGGTACATCGGATCTAAATACAAATTCTTAAGATCCTTAACCAAATGGAATACTTCTACGTTAGCGTTGGTAACATGCAGGTTTTTAACACCAAGCTTAGTTTCTATATCGCTTCGGTCGGCAGGCTGTATCTGTGGCTGTCCATCGGCACCGGCTTTATTGCTGGCAATATATTTTTGAGTCATTTTAAGGTTCATGTTTTTTGACCTTAAATTTTCCTCTATGTTTTCAAGAACCTTAGTAATGCCTTTAATCCTGGATGGGGATTCACACCACCCGTTTTCATTCAAGCCGCTTGCAAGGTCATAGAAAGGGATAATATCCCTAAGCAATAAATAATGATCCTGACCTGCCAACTCATATTTAACTGTTTTTCTCTCAAACGTGTTAATATCCTGCTGGGTAGAAATAAAATTAGTAAGCTTAAAAACGTCTTTAAAATCCGTTTTAGATGGGATTAGGTTATATATGGCTTTCGGTACTTCAGATAGCAATGCGCGCTTCTCATACGTGTAGCATGTGCCTACAGCCGACATATACCACATTTGCTGGAATAAGAAATCGTGCTTTGACTGGAAGTAATTAGGGTTGTCGAGTAGTAACGTTTCGGGTGTTTCGCCTATATCCTCGCCGGTTTTAATATTTATTGCTGATATTTTCATTTGGGCGTATAGCTTACAGCGAAGCGCAATCGTAGTCATTAACGGCGGGTTTGTCTGGGCCCACTCTAAAAACTGCTTAGGGCTACCAAATGCATTGCCTCCAAACCAATAAGACCAGTTACCTACCTTATCACGTTCTACACGGAGAAATTTATCTGTAATCCAGCTGCCTAAACTCATTCGTTGTTAATTTGGTGTAAATATATAAAAAATCCCGCACCGAAATGCAGGATTTTAAATTTCCCTAAAAATACCGTTAACTAACCAATTAATCGTGGGTGTAAATATAATAAAAAAAACCACAGTTTGCAGCTGTGGTTTTTAAAATAAATCAAATTTATGGAATCAATATCATTAGTATTGATTGCAGGTGTCGCGATGCAAACATACAAAAATTATTTACAATACCCAAAAATAACCATCCAGTGTATAATATACCTTGCGGCATCGAGCGCGTGATCGTCTTTTTTAATAGGCCGGTCAAGGTTTACGCCGTTTACTACCTCCCATTCGTAATTTTCATACTCAAATTCAAACTCTTCATCTTCGACGTAATAAATTTTATATTCGTTCATTATAGCTATACCAGCCTCGACACTTCCCGGGCCTTTACGCGCTGGCATGATGTTGTAACCTGAGTTACTTATCTTGATACGGTTGTCCTTATCGGCGCTATCAGCAACAATTATATCAGATTTCTTAATCCTCATAAGCTCCAATTCTTTGATTAAGCCACCCGGGTTGTTCTCATCCCCTAGCTGCATTTTTGACATTGGCTTATAAAGTCGCTTTCTGATATAGAAGCACTTATCTGAATATTTAACCTCGATTAACGCGCTCGGGTTTGTGCTTCCGAAGTCAAGGCCATAGTAATTATTATACGGCATATCCTCAAATTCGCGATCCGTAATCTTGGTCCATCCTTTGAAAATACGATTAGGTTTTTCCGATTTCATACCAAGGCCGTAAACCTGCCACATGTATTTATCTGCCGTTTTCTCGTATTCGTTGCGATGGCACCGGGTCAACTCTCGAATATACCTATCCGGGAACTCTGATAGATTTTGCTTGCAATTGTAAACTGAGGCAGCCTGAAGTGTTAATATTTTTTCTACTACCAAATAGCACATTTCTACCGGCTGGTAACTCTGTATCTTATTTTTCTGCTCAGGTGGGCACATTGGGTTATCCATAAACGTAGAATGTATCAGTATAGCGTTTTCTTGCTTAATCAAATCGTCACTCCATAGCTTACCAACAGGGTTGTAATCCATAAATACCACACCTGAACATCGCATATCAAGCTGGTCAAACGTTGTTTTAGGCATCCTGTAGAACTCATTAAACCAAAGGTAATCCGAGTGGTAGCCATGTACTTTTAAATCGTCGTCAGTGCCTTCAATGTTGATTGTGCTGCCATTCGGAAACGTGAAATAGCTTTCGGTTTTATTAAACACTACTTGATTGTAATTATCCAGCGTGGAGTAATATTTAAGCATATCCTGCATTACCGTGTCTTTGCAGTCTTTTTTTGTATTCCTGAATACAGCCAGCTTAGTATTGGGTTTGAGCCATGCAAGGATCCAAAATATCTGTATTATGGAAAATGTTTTTGAGGACCTGGAGGAACCGGAGTTGATTATGTATTTATATCGTCCAGCCTCGAATGCTTCCCAGTTCTTACCAAAAACAATTGTGCCTGTTATATTCATAGGGTTAAATATTGTTACAAATATAACAAATTAATTTAAAAATATTTTGATTAATGTATTGCATATATCAAAATGTGTTGTATCTTTGATGTATAGAAATAGAGAAACAAATAACACTTAAAAATAAATATTATGACACTTACAAAACTAACAGCAGGAGATTTACTTGATTACAACGGAAAAGATATTTTAGTAAACAGCGATGGAACTTTCACGGCTTACTACTCTAAATATTCTGCAAACCTTGTTAAGAATTGCAAAACATTAGCATCTGCCAAAAAGCAAATCGATAAATGGATAGCATAATGAATTGGATAAAATTTAAAGAACAATTCCCTAATATTTACGACGATATTAGGGAATTTGAGAAACATACGCCTCACATGGACAGCAAAGACCTTATTATTAAGTATTGCTTGAAATTTGGTGTATCTGTAAACTACAGTGTTATTCCTGCTTTACAGGAAGTAAACGAAATATTTAAATAAAATATTTATAAAACCCATGAAACAAAAAAACACCCACGGAGGCACAAGGCAAGGTGCTGGAAGGCCTCCAATTGAAGAACCTAGAAAATCCAGATCTATTCGGTTAACCGACGCCGAATATCAACAAGTAAAAATATTTATATTTTCAATCAGAACCAGCTCCTAAGGCTGGTTTTTTTTATTCATCAACATCAGGCCTAACAATTGTTACTTTGATTGTGTCAATGCCGGTAGGCGCTTTCTGTGTGTTGTCTTTTTCGTAGAAGCCCATACGTTTAGAAATACGATCCATTGCTCCGTTGTAAGCATTGATACCAATAAACTTCATTGTCCGTGCCGCTGCCTCAATATCTTTAGGAGTTGATATGGTATTTTCAAGTATAGAAATAAAACGATTATATTTATTTATAATATCGAAATCCATTTTAATAGCGTCCTCAACGGTATGTTCAAACT